ACCTCGATACCCGTGGGCGCGAGGGGCGCGGCACCGGCGGTGAATTCGACGTCGGCGAAGTAGGCCGTACCGTTGCCCGCCCCGGACGGGTAGGTGGCCGTGGCGTTGATGGCGAACGTTCCCTGACGCAGACTGCCCAGCAGTACCGGGTCATCCCCGTTGGCGTCAGCCGTGATGTCGCCGCTGACCACGTCGCTGGTGAAGAACGAGGTGGTGGCCACGTATCGGCCGGCGCCGGAGAAGATGCACGCGCGATACAGGACCCCGGTCTCCACTGGCACCGGGGTGTCGAACGTGATGGTGTTCCACGTCCCGCCGGTGGGCGCGCTCGCAAGGGTCTTGCTGGCCAGTAGCGTTCCGGCGGGGGAGACGTCGTCGGCAGCGTCCACCTGATACAACAGGCCGGTATACGTGCCGCTGACGGTGACGGTGGCGTAGAACCTGATCCCGGTGACCGTCCCGGCCTGCGCGAACCGCACCGTGGTGGCCGTGGTGATGCCCGGGGTGCCGTCGGACGCGTCGGTGACGGTGGGGGTCTGACTGGTGAACAGGTTCGCCATGAGCTGATCAGCTCAACCGGAAGATCTTGTCCGTGCCGCTGGACCACGTGATCGACGTGGTGCCGGTGCCGGGCGCGACAGGCAGGCCGGTCCCGGTGTCGAAGTAGGCGATCACGCGCTGGGAGCTCGCGGCCACGTCCGACCCGCCGCCGACGGCGCTCGACTGGAACAGGAGCAGTCCGTGGCTGCTGGCCGACGCGGTGGTATCGATGGTGGTGTCGTCGGCATCGAACACCCCGGACGTGATCGTCTTGTTCGCCAATGCGGCACTCGTGCCGTTGAGGGTCCCGCCCGCGCCGGTCACGTCGGCCACCGTGGAGTGCGAGGTGGAGAACGTGTAGCCGCGGACCAGTGCGCATTTGATCACGGCGGTGTCGAGATCGATCGCGCCGGAGAGGAGCCCCTCGCGCGCAGTGTTGTACAACGCGTTCGCCATGCTCGCGATGATACGCGAGAAAGCGCCCACCCTGGCCAGGGTGGGCGCTTTCGGTGGCGCGCAGATCAGGCAGCCGTGATCGCCGCGCCGTCGTCCAGCGGGACGTAGGTGATGTCCCACTTGATCGATCCCGTGTTGCTGGCCGACGTCAGGATGTCGAGTGTGCCCGGGTTCAGGACGAACCCGGTGCCGAGCGGAGTGCCCGCCCCGCCGGCGTTCTGGACCTGAAGCGCGGAACCGAACGTCACCGGCAGGGTGAACGTGGATCCGATCTCCTTGCTGGCCGATGCGACATTCGACGCCAGCACCACGTCGGTGCCGGTGGTCGGGTTGCCGATGACAGAGAGGTTCGTCGCGGTCGCGCCGGTGGCGGTGGTGACGGTACCCACCAGCGACGTCACGATCACGCGGCCAGTGCCCACGGTGAAGATCGCGGCCTGGGCGGTCTGCGGGAGAGTGGCCGTGGCGCGCGAGACCTTGAGGCCCAGTAGGGCTTTGAGGAACGCGCCGCCGTCGTTGAGGACGCTCATGCGGTCACCGACCGGAGGTTCTGCGGGGCGCGCTGGAACGCGAGATCGTGCAGCACGGCCATGACCGTGCCCGACCCGTCGGCGGTGCACTTCACGTATTCGTACCGGACGCCGCCGACCACGGGGCACATCGGCGCGAGCACTTCGATCGCGACGAAGTCCTCCGTCCCGTCGGCGGCGTTGACGGTGGCGGACGCGGACTGCGTGGTCTTGTGCCACACTCCCGAGCTCACGTCGGCCGACTTGCCGTAGTAGTGATCGATCACGGCGGGCTGGGAGGTGGCGGTGCCCGCCGCGTCGGTGGCGAACGTGAGGACGAACGCCGTAGCGCCGTCCACCTCGTGACCGAAGAACGTCACGCCCGCGGCATCGGCCAGGCTGATGTAGACGTCGTCGGCGGGGTAGTGGGCGTTGATGACGCGCCCGAGTGCTTCAGAGAGCATGGTGGTTCCTTTCGCTGCCGGGGGTTGAATGCCGGCTAGGCGATCCCCGCATCAGGGGGTTGATTGCCTGATCGAGGTGGACAGGGCCGATCATAGCCGACACGCGACTACCTCACGAGCGACAAGTATCTAACGCGCATCAATCTGTCGTGCTAGAATCGGTGCAACAGAGAGGGGCGAACGAATGACCCTACTTCGAATCGTCGGAATCGGGATGATCCTCGCGTCGGGCGCAAGCCTGGTGTCGGCCACCCCGCCAGGCCCGGTGGCCGACTGGATCTCGTGGGCACTGGGCAACGCGATGGTGATCCTCGCAGTGTGGATGATCGCAAACGATGGGAGCGTGAGGCGCAAGTGACTCGGCGCGAGGACGACAAGCGCGGCAACCGGGAATTCGGCGACGATCCGAACGCGCGGCATTACGAGAAAATCGAGGCCCGGTTCGACAAGGACTGGTGCGCAAAGGTCCAGCGCGACCACCAGGGGCGCGACGTCTTCCCTCCGGGAAGATCAACAAGCCGCACCGGGAAGACCGGCGCGACAAGAAGGGCTACAGGGACTGACGTGAAGATCGAGATCGACATCGAGGATCTGCGGCGTCTGTACGACCTGGCGACCGACTCTCCGCTCATGTGCTCCGGGAGCTTCGAGACCGACGACGTGCGCGTCCTGCGCCGCCTCGGCCGGACGATCGGTGCCGACCTGTCGGCGGCCACGCCGGATGAGTTCGTGCGGGACTTCCCGCACGACTTCAAGCCGAGCGACTACCGTAGCGAAAGGCGGTGGATCCCGAACGACATCAGGATCTACAGCTCCCGATGGGAGACCGAGGAGGAGGCGCTCGCGCGCTTCGGCGGCCAGTACCCGGACGCGTGCACTGCGGGCGCCCTGCAAGGAAGTCGCCGGTGCGGCAGGCCGGCCGATCACCCGATCCACCAGCCCGACGCGCCGGAACCGACGTCCGATCCGGACGACATGATCGACGACGAGTAGGCGCCCAGCACAACGCCCCCACCTGGATCAGGTGGGGGCGTTGTCGTGTGGCGTGACGGATCAGGCGCGCGCGGCCAGGGTGACAAAAGGACTGAGGCTGGGCCCGCCGTTCTGCGGGGTGATCGGCGACGCCAGCCACGGACGGCCGTCGTTGCGCTGGATCACCCGGATGGTGGTCTGGTCCCGGGTGAACCGGACGTGCTCCGAGGTGTCCATCGACATCGCGTCACGCTGGCCAACGAGGTAGAACGAGAAGTCGATCAGCGAGAGGTCACCCTGCTGGCCGAGATACCCCGGGGTCTTCTCGGTCCGGATGACCGGCAGGCCCAGCAGCGTCAGCACCGGACGGCCACGGCCGTCCATGAGCCACACCGCCGAACCGCCGGTGCCGACCGACAGTGCCATGGTCGCAAGCTCGGAGAACGTGTCCGGCGACGCGAGCCACACGGCGTTGTCGATGCTGACCGGCAGTAGGCGGGAGTACATGGCGATCACGTTCTCCCACACGATGGTGGCAGCGCCCTGGCCGGTGGCTTTCGCCTGAACGATCAGGCCCTGGTTCTGGGAGCTGAGTGCGCCCTGGGGTTCGCCGGCGCCGGTGCCCTTGATGTAGTCGATGTCCTCGTACCACGCCATGGCCTGGGGCATGCGCTGGTTCATGAACGCGCCGAGTGCGCCGCCCCCGTCCCGGATGATCTCGTTGTTGACGTACGCGAGCGCGGTCTGTTTGGTCGGTTCGAGCTTGACGCGACCGAACTTGGCCTGGGATTCGACGAAGTCCTCACCTTCCGGCTTGCGGTAGACGACGATTCCGCCGAACACGCTGGACGCGTTGCTGGTGGCGTCCACCGTCGGGAAGGTGAGGCTCGCGCTGGACATCGGGATCACCGTCGCGCGCGGCTTGACGACCGACGACTCCAGTTCCAGCGCGAGGAGCTGCTGCCGGAACTCCTCCGGCACCAGGAACCCGCCCGAGTCCGGGACCTTGACCGAGTATTCGTTCAGCAGGGCGAGCTTGGCGTCCATGTCCGCGTTCAGACCGGCGGGACGGCCGTGCCAGATGGTGTTGACGAACTCGCCGATGTTGCGGAACTTGCCGTTCAGCCCGGCGCCCGGCGCTGTCTCCGGATCCCCGACGGGCTTCGCAGTCGCACCGGCCAGCAGGGCGGCGTTGACCGCCGGCGCCTTGCCGGCGTCGCGGCCCTGCTCGTTGAAGAAGTCCACCAGCGCGGACTGCGTGTACTGCTGGACCTGCGCGGCCATGTCGGCCCGCTCGTTGTTCTGCGCGGTGACGTAGGCGTTCAGGTTCTCCTTGAACGTCCCGTCAGCCATCGCGGCGCCCAGCTTCTCCGGCGCGTCGATGGTCTCCAGGTAGGACGTCCACTCTGCGGTGGTCTTCGGGAGCGCGCGAGTACTCACGCCAGCACCTCTTTCAACAGGTTGACAAAAGCCGCGCGATCCCAATGGGCGGCGGGGGGTTCAGGAGTGATGCTCTGTTCGACCCGGGCGGCGACGGCATCCGGGAGTACGGTCGTCCATCCGGCCAGGAACCGCGCGGTGCGCGCGTCCATCGGCGCGTGAGGATCTTCGTCCGGATCGTCATCTTCGCCATCGGCTCCGACGATCTCATCCACCAGCCCGGCATCGAGGGCTTCGAGGCCGGTGTACCAGACGCCGTCTTCACCGTTCTCGGTCATGCGGCCACGCCAGAACTCCGGATCCTCCCCGGCGCGTTCGGCGTACATGTCGGCGATATTGTCCGAAACTTTTGCCAACAGGTCGATGGCGCGCTGGTGGGTGGCTGCCGATCCGAACGTCATCGTCATGGCGTCGTGGATCATGATCATGGCGTTGCGGGACGCGCGGACACGGTCCCCGGCGAGCATGATGAACGACGCCGCCGAGGCTGCCAGTCCATCGACGAACACGTCCACCGTGCCGGGATGCCGAGCCAGCAGCGAGTGAATCGCCACCCCGTCGAACACGTCCCCGCCACCGGAGTTGATCCGCACGTTCAGCGGCCCCGGGCCGAGCTCGCGTAGCGCGGCAGCGACGTCGGCCGCGCCGATACCGTCGGCCAACCACCCGCCGCCGCCGATCCGCCCGTAGATCAGCAGCTCGCCCGGCGCCTCGTCCGTCGGCCTGGCCGTCATCGACAAGCCGACCACCTCGCTGAGCGGGCGATCGCCGCCAGGGCGTGTCATGGCGAAGTCCACGGCGGGGGCGAGCGCGTCGAGGATCGCGCGCCGTCGCTTGTTCATGAGCCACCCCTACGTTTCGTCACCGTGCACCGGCACCTGTTGCCGTACTCCGCCCCGACGCACTTGATGTAGCCGCGCCCGCCCGGGTAGTCCGCGTACGCGCTGGCCCGGTTGCGATACAGCTTACCGTCATTGTTCTTGCACGGTTTGCACACGCTGTCGTCACTCTTGGCCGTGACTTTCCAGCGCATCGCCGCTTCGATCGCGTGAAGCGCGCGCGCGAACCCCGTCACTCGACGCACCACGTGAAGTAACGCCGCCGATCCGCGGCCGAACGGTCCCGGCACTCCTGCTCGGTGTCGAGCCGCAACGCCGACACCTGCGCGCGCTCCGGCGCGTCGTGATCAACGATGATGGTCATCCACGTCCCGCCCAGACGCTCGTCATCGAGGTCCACCGACAGGATGATCCCGGGGTGCTCGTACGTCCCGCCATCCTTGATCACCCGGACCGGCACGCCCGGGAAGGGAGTGACGTAGGCGGGTTTCGCTGCGGCGCGCTTACCGGGCATCGGGTTCCTCCTGCTGCTGGCCGGGCGCCGGCATCGGCGGGACGGCGACGGGTTCAGGCTTGACGACGGTCATCGGGGGAAGTCCGCACACCTCGGCAGCCTGGCCCGGGTCCACGTTCTCGCGTACCAGGGTGGCGAACGCTTCCGCCCGGAACTTCAGGTCGGCGCGATCGGACTCGGCATCGGCGGGGATGGGGTTGCGGTAGTGGAACTCATAGCCCTGCCACGCCTTGCCGAACATCGGCAGGAACTGGCCGTTCAGGAGCGCTTTCCAGTCCTCCAGCCGCGGAATGGTGAGCGTCTCGGCCATGAACGCTTTCAGCGCGGTGGCGCTCGCCCGGTTCACGTCGTCGACATCGCCCAAGCCGAACTTCGGGAATCCGTACGCGTCGAAGATGGCGTCTCGGGTCATCTGCTTCGACTCGACGAATTGCATGTCGCGTTGCGTGTAGGACAGGGGCGTGAACGCGCCCTCCTCCAGCACTGCAACGCGTCCGGCGTTCGCCACGCCCTGGTGATTGGCGCGCCACCGCTCCATGAGCGAATCGAACTCGGTGTCCTGCAAGCGCCGCCCGACGGTGATGATGCCACCCGGTTGCGCCGCGTTGCGGTAGTTCGCAGCCTGCCATGCCGCCTGCGCATCGTGCTGCGCCAAGTCTTTCGACAGCGCCCCGAGCGGCCCCATGCCGCGCGTCCAGTCCATCGAGTCCGGAGAGAACGACGTGATCACGTCGCCCGCCTCCAGCGGGACCTCTTCACCGTCCGGGCCGCGATACAGGTACCCGGCGATCATCTTCGTGGCGCTGGGGATGGGGAACATCCGGTCGGGGCGCACCGGCCAGAGCTGCACGGGGATGCCGGCGAACCGGGTCACCACGAACCACAGCTCGCCGCACAGGTCCTTGTGTTGTTGCAGCCCGGCCACCATGAACGGTCGCGTCATGTACGGAACCGCCCCGCCCGTCGGGTTGTTCCAGACTTTCAGCGGGGCCGCGTTGATCGCGTCCCGGCCGGTGAGCGGTTCGGGTTCGGCGTCGGGATCATCGCTCTTGCGACACAGGTCCCACTCGACCAGCGACACCATGCGCCCCAGCTTCGTGACCACGCCGTGCAGGGTGGCGGAGGTGTCGTTGAGTGCGGCGAGATCGGAGCGCCGGTCACGGCGGAACCATTCACCGCTACCCATTCCGGCGGCGAGGCGGTTGCCACTTGCCCAGCGCGGTGCGAGGGGGACGGGTGAGTCCGCCACGATACCGCCGAACAGTGACCTGATGCTCATGGCGTGAGGATACCTCAGCGTCTGCGTAGCTCCAGGAAGAACAGCGACAGGCCGAGCGCGATAAGGCCGGCCGTCGTCCCGTGGCGCCACGCTGCAAGCGTGAACGCGCTCAACCCGCCGACCACGAGCGCGTGCCGGGTGACGATCGCGACCAGGAGCGCGAACACGAGCATGGCGGCGCGCGCGCTCGCCCCCCTGGCCGATCGGAGCGCGCGCTTGGCTCGCAGCGCTGCGAGCGTGAGCGCGCTCGGTTCGATGCGGAGCGAAGCGTCACGCTCGGCCAGCAGGGCGCCGAGCGTGACGCGGGGGCGCGGGGGCGCGCTCGCTCCGATCGTGACCATGCGCCCCACGATACAACGAGAGCGCGCACCCGCTAGGGGTGCGCGCTTCGTGTGGTGCGGTCAGATGTTCGGGTTGTGGTAGCGCGCGCCGCGCGCGTGGCCGGTGCGCACGATCCGTCCTTCATCGACGAGCGTGCCGAGCGTCCTGCGGAACTGTTCGCGCGTCCACCACGTGCCGCGCTCGCGGATGAGCGCTTGGATCTCGTAGCCGGGGAGCGCGCGATCACCGAGCACTTCCAGGAAAACGCGCTCGCGCTCGGCATAGATCTGCGCCCAACGCGCGCGCTGTTCGGCGCGCGTCACCCGCGATCGCGATCGTTGCGCGCGCGTGCACTCTCGCCGCCGGAGAGCAGATCGCGCACGCTCATACGCGCCTTGCGCGACGCTTCCTTGTCACGAGCGCGCTTCATCCGATCGTCGTAGGTGGACTCCGCCGCCCACGGTGATCCTTCACTGTCGGGGGTCCAGTCTTTCCGCGGTTCACGATTCGTCATGCTCTGATTCTATGGCGCTGGATTCATGAACACAAGAGAGGCGCACCCCGAAGGATGCGCCTCTCCGCCCTGCCGCCGGATGCCGGCTACGGGAGCTCCTTGCGGGGGGTCATGTCGCATCGCCCGCACTTGCACTCTTTGTACGAGCGCCACGAACCATGATCGACAACCCCTCCCCCGCAGGTTCCCTCTTCCGCCCCTCTCGCGCCCGTGAGCTGGAAAAACTCCTCTTCTCCCTCGATCCAATCCTCGGTGGGGGAGGGGTTGTCGATCTTGCTCGCGGGGCCGTACGTCTCCATTGCCCAGTAGAAACCGGACGCGACGATCACGAACACCAGCAACGCGATCGGGCCACCCCATCCTCGTTGCGCCTCTTGCGCGGCCAGCATCATCAGGCGCTCCCGAACAGTGCGATAGGGATGGGCGCCACGAAGAACGTCAGCGCCACGACGGCGGTATCGGTGAGCTCACCGACGAGACCCCGGCCGAGATCGGCCAGCACCCCCAGCAGGAACGCGATCGCCCACAGCCTCCAGTTGATCCGGTACACGTTCGATTTCGGGAAGCGAAGCGCCGCCCACCGGCCGAGCTTTCCGCTCATCTTGTCCGGCACCAGGCAACCCACGGCGTAGATCGCGAGCACGCCCACACCCGCGCCGATGATGATGTTGATCGACGCGCCCGCGATGTACGCTCCGTCGGTCTGTTTCAGCAGCCACCCGATCCCGTCGGACAGTTTGCCCACCGTCCAGCGATCGGCCGGCGAACCGTCGAACCCGTCCCTGAATCCGGCGATCGCCAGCAGGAACGCCACCCGATCGCGCAGTGAGTCCGGTCCCACGCTCATGTAGTCGACGACGAACGCCAGCGTGAGCACGATGAACACGCTCGTCGGTGTCATGGCCCGGTCCATCACGCGCCACCCCACCCGAAGTGAAGCGCGAGCGCGCACGCGAGGATCCCGACGAGCGCGCACGTGAGAGTCAAGCGCGCGCGCCACCTGAGACCTGCGCGCATCGAGAGTGCGCGCGCATGCACCGATGAGCGCACCCCCGGCAAGCGCGAGGATCAGCGCGCTCATCCGAGCGCGTCCATCACGTACGCGCCGCCCGGGTGCGTGTGCACGGCCAGACGCAGGCGCTCCGTCGCGTTCTCGTCCAGCCCGCGGCGGAGCGCGATCATCCGGCGCGTGCCTTCCAGGTCCACCTGTGCGCGCGACACGCCGATCGGCGTGTCGAGGTCCAGCGCGATCAGCAGTACCCGACTGGTCATCACCTCGTAGTTGTCGTCCTCGTAGACGCGTATCCGGTACGTCTGCATCATTTCGCCCCTCCTGATTTCGTGTCGCCAGATTGTAGCACGAGAAAGGGGCGCACCCCGGAGGGTGCGCCCCGCTTCGTCGGCCCGCCGGCCGGTTCAGCGCCCCTGGCGGAGGGTGTCGATCGCGTCCTTCAGGTTCCGGAACGACGTCGACTTGACGGTGTGCGCGTCGTACAGGGTGCCGCGCTTGCGAAGCTCACGAGCGCTGCCGCCTTCACCCTCCAGTGCGGCCGTCTCTCGCGCCGCCGCGCCGCTCTTCTTCTCGTCCTTGAACAGTCCCACGGTCAGCCCCTCGATTCCTTGCGGTTCACGCCGCGGATGTCAGGGTCGCGCGCCACGGCCTCGTCCTTGTCGTTCTTGACGCGCGTCGCTTGGTTCTTGACGTGGTGCCCGCTGTCGCGATTGCGCCCACCCTTGCCGGGGGTGTCCCTGTTGTCTGCCATGCGTCCAATCTAGCGCGCGCGATTCATGATCGCAACAATCAGGGGTTGAAGAATCTCACGCGCATCCTGGGCGCAAGGTCCTGATCGACGACGACATACCGGAGCGCGTCGCAGTTGTGTACCAACACTCCGCCCGCGACGAACTCAGGCGCCCCCTCCACCGTCAGGTTGAACACCGGAGCGCGCTCGGCGAGCGCGGTAACGCTGAGCACAGACGCGGGAGCAGCTAGCGGATCGCGCGTACTTGTTCGCCCGGAAGACCTGTCCGCAGTTGACGCACGTCTTGTCGACGTCGTCGACGCCGGAAAGCCGGCGCGCCTGAGACTTGCACGCATTCGAACAGAACTTGTCGCCGCCCGTACGGCGCGTTCGGTACGGACTGCCGCACTGCTGACACTCCCCGTCCCGGCCGTCGCGCTCCGCCCATGACTCACGCGCGTGACGGCTGTGCCATTCGCGACCCTCCTCGCTGGCGTGCCACGCCTTAGTGAGCGGCCTGATTCGATCAAGGTGCACGAGCCGTTCATCGCCGACGTACGCGCCGGTTTCGCGCCGGTGCTCGACATGGATCCGCTGATGTTCGCCGGCCTCGACGCACCGAAGGTTGGCCACGTCGTTGTTGAGCGGATTGAAGTCGACGTGATGGATGTCGAACCCGTCAGGGATCGGCCCGTGCGCCGCGCGCCAAATCTCCTCATGAAGTCGACGCGCACCCTTCTTCCTGTCCGCCACGCCGGGGACGTAGTAACTGCGCTCGGCCCAATTCCTGGAGTCGGGGTAACGGCGGAAGATGACTCCGCCATATCGGATCGAATCAACGCCTCCCATGCCCGAAGTCTATCACCGTATCGCAATGCATCGAGCCGAACCCAACCGCAACCCTCCACCCACACCGGGTGATCCCCCGTGCCGGAGAGGTGCCGCCCACCCGAGATGTCGACACGCAGCACACGCGCACTGGAATCGGTCATTCCGGCGGCCAGCACTGCGCGCCACCCGCGCCGGGTCCAGACTCGGTCACCGGGCCGAATCGACTCGATCGGCCGCTCGCCCACGCTGGTGAGGACAGGAGTCCCCCGCACTAGGCACCCATGATCATCGAGCTTCAGCGGGCGATCCTTGTCGATCTTCCCGTCAGCCGCAGGCTCCCACACGTACCCTTCGATCTCGTCGGCCGTGCGTGCCGGCCTGCCCCGATCGCGCAGCGACTCGTCCATCGACACCAGCGCGTCCCGGCAGATGAACAGTCGCGGCAGGCCGTCCGGCTGGACACGTAGGCGCGCCTGCACCGCCTGGATCCCCTCGCTCACGTTCTTGTTGGCCGCGCGCGTACCGATGCCCATGTGCCGCTCGAACGTCGCCCGGTCCTCCGCGTCGTGATCCACCACCACCACCGTCGGCCTCGGGTACTTCCACACCCCGTCGGCCGTCGTGACGACAGCCTTGATCGCCGCGACGTGATCCTCCACGATGGTCTGCGTGCGGTAGATCTCGCGTTCCAGGTACAGGCGGCCGTCCGGATCCACCGCCCACATCTGCCACACGAACGGGTTCGTGAAACCGAAGTCGATCGCCCACAACCTCGGCCAGTCACGCGGTAGCTGCTTGCGGTCGATCAGGTGGACGTCGGGACGCCAGTCCTCGTAGATCATCCCCTCGGCCGCCGCCCACCGGCCGAAGCGCAGGCGCTCCCTGCGCACCCCGGTGAGGTTGTCGAGCCGCGTGAGGTAGCTCGCGCCGTACGCGGTGATCTCGCCATCCTCGCCGAACAGGCGCGGGTTGTCCTCGTGCCGCGAGAACAACATCACCGTGCGGCCCTCGTCGCACCGCTTCTTCAGCCAGTGCGACGGTTGCTGGGGGTTGCAGTCGGCCAGTAGCTGCTGAAAGCTCACTCGCCCGTTGCGCAACCGGGAGTTGATCTTCTCCCAGTCGTCGAGGGTGAAGTCGGTCGCCTCCTGACAGAACGCGACGTCGTACTCCGCGCTCATGATCTTGTCCGGGTTGTCCATCCCCCCGACCACGATCACGCTGCCGTTCCCATAGATGTACTGCGCCGGCTTCTCGCCGCTACCGCCGTACCACTTCAGCAGTCCCTGGCCGATCGCGTCCGCCGCCACCTGCTCCCGAAAGGTCACCAGGCCTGTCGACGTCAGCGACTTGTGGGTCTTGCGCACCATGAGCGCGCGCATCCCCCGGGCGTGATGCTCGTGATCGCGCTCGCAGCCGTCCGGGCACGCGCCGTTCGCCAGGCACATCAAGTGCAGCTTGTAGAGCGCGCCGAACGACTTGCCCGTCCCGGCCGCGCCGACGGTCAGCACCTCCGGCGCGCGCGAGTGCATCACCTCACGCGCCGCACCGCGCAACACGATCCGGCGCGTGATCGGCTCGACGGTCACCCCCCACCTCCCGCGCGCGCCGCGCGCCTTTCCGCGCGCCAACGCGCCTGACCCGCCTCACGCGTCGCGCGACGCTGCGCCGGAGTGAAGCGCCGACGTGCCACACGCCAGTGATCGCACCCGGTGTCGGCGGGCACGAGAGCGCGGCACGCCCCGCACGGCCGGTGCGTGAGCATCACGTGAGCGCACTCGTGTCGACGCCCACGATCTCGTAGCGCACGCTGCCGGACGCCTTGACCTCAGTAGGCGCATCGAGTCCCAGCATCTTGTTCTTACTCAGGATGAGCCGGTGCGCCTCCTGAATCGCGCGCAACC